ATGTGCTGGTTGTACATGACTTTGCGGAGTAACTCGCGGGCCTCTTGATAGCTCAGCACCTCATGCAATTCTTCGGCACTAAACTCTTTGCCGCCCATGTTGACCCAGCCAATCACGACGCCAGACAGCACCTCAACTGTGATCGCAAATAGCTCCTTGATTGAAATGTCTGGGTTTTGCGTCCACTGGTCGAGAACGTCCGCAATCTTTTGCTGACCTCGCATCGATTGCGAACGAGCGAAAAACGTCGGCTGCGTTGCCTTTGGCTTGTCCGCGTCGATGTCCAGCACGATCGGGTATTTTTGGCCAGGTTCAAGAAATAACGGCATACATTCCTCAATCGAAAGCGATAGTGAGTTCGGAATCCGCAGTGGCCCCGGCAGTCGCAAGCCAAGTCAGGTCATCCGTCATCATGTCCGACCGATTACCCTGCTGCTTATTTTCGAGCTGAGCCTTTGGGGCGGCAATGACGATCGAGGCAAGTGCGACGCCGATTCGCATCGAAAACGCTTCCGCATCACTTGTGAGCCACTTTAGGTCTCTGTTTTGTGTAGCCACAAGTTCTGATTCAGGATCTGCCGTAATCACCGGGGCTCGGTTGGTGACAATTGCCGACTTGTAGCCCGTGCGGTCTGCCACATCGACGCACTCACGCATGATGACGCTGTTGCCAGCGTCTACCTCAACATTGGACGTGCAGAGATTGACTGAGTCCCACGTCAATACGCCTGGCGAAAACCGTAGCGGCAATGTGGTCGGATACGTCGGAGCAATGATTGTCGTGTCGGTTTCGTTGCTGGAGTATTTGCCAGTGAAGGTGAACGTGATAAACGCCACCTTTCCCGTTGGGCAACTAATCTTGAATGTTCCCATTGCTCCTGAAAGCAATGACCGCTTTCCGTCCTTGTAGTGTGCGATTGTTAGCGTCTTCACGCCGCCAGTTCCGCCCGGCCCCTCTGACACTGGCGAGAACGTGCCGGCAGTGTCGACCCATCCGCAGGCAGGCAGAAGCACGCTGGCCCATGTCGGAATTGTCGTGCCGTCGTAGCTTAGGTCATGAACGATGGTGCATGTGCCCATCATGCCTTCCGGAATGCCAGCCAAGTAATTGAATCCACCCTGGCCTTCGCGGCGAGTTACGGCAACGGTTGGCTGAATCGAAAAGTCGCGAGCGTTGTATGCACCTTCCGCTCCAGTAATCGTTTCGGCAGTGCCGACAGTGGTTTCGGTCTTGGCGGCGAAAACGGCGCGTCGTCTTAGCAATGGCATGTTGGTTTCCTATGTTTTGACAAGGCCCGAAGCCCGGAGAATGTTGAGGTTAATTCGTCGTTCCATCTGCTTAGACAGCTCATCTTCGATGGCCTTGAGTTGCGGCCCTGCCAGCTCGTTTTTCTTATATGCTCCATATGCTGAAACACCTAGCAGTTTGACGATTGGAAGTCTTGATCGTCCAACACGCTTAAAAGCATTGCCTCGCCAGCTTATCTTCACGGCTCCGGGCTTTGGCCCCATAAAAGCTCCGTCGACTCGCCCTCGCCCGCCAGTCTTGCCGATCTTGTATGACACGCCGCGTTTATCCTGCCTCGCTCCGAAGTGTCGCAATCCGAGCCGAGGCGTTTTTTTCAGCGATACAACCGCAACTAAGCTTCCCGGTGAGGCTTGAGCCTTTATTTTTAACGGCCTTTCGACTTCGTCTTTTGGTATCGCGACTCGCTTGCGTATTTCACGGCCCATTTCCAGTTTGGTTTTTTTCGATACTGCGTTGAGTGTCCCCGCAATTTCTTTCGACATTTTTTTGCCGCTTGCAATTACGGCAGCGGTCAACCGGCTCATTTGAGATTTATCTATTTCGATTCCGATCATGCTCGCACCGTGTACAGATCGCCCTCACTGACTCGAAACATAACCGTCAGAGGAATGGCGATTCCTTCATACCCGCCGTCTGATGTTGCGGTCTGTTGTGCTCCAAGATCAGCCAAAATTGCCAAATCACCGAACGTGTGCCACGTCGCCGGATCGTTCACAATCGCTTTGTGAATCTCTGCCTCCATGACATCCTCATACACCTCAACTGGCGTGGTATCTTTTTCACTTGGAGCAATATGAACACGAATCAAAAACGTCTGTTGATAACCGACCGCCGGAGGATTGCCGGGGCAATCGATTTCCGTCAGTCGTGAAACCTCACCACGAGTCAATACGATCAGACCATGTTGCGGCGTGTATGTCGCCAGCTTCGTCGGCCTGACAACATCTGTGAACGCATACGCCCCAGCACTGCCGGACACCAACGCCTGAAGCCGCGCGAAGATCTCATCTGAGATTCGTGAGACGACAGGCGTTTGAAATGTTACCGGCATATCAACACCAGCATTCCGGAGTCATGTTCAGACAATAATTGCACTGACCGCTTCGTCGGTGTTTCTCCGACTCGCACGGCCAGCTTGATCATGTCGCCACCAGTGTTTAGTTCCTCGCTGCTGATTCCGGTTGTGGAATTGTTGGCAACTCGGATTTCAAACTCTGGCACGATCTGTTCATCAGGCCCGAACGTAGACACCTGATTGCGAATCACAACCGCCTTGATTGTTCTTGGCGTCGATGGCGTCCCGAACCGATGCGGGTGGTACGTGACTGTTTCAGCGAAGTGATCGCTGTTAAGAAACACCCCCACCGCATCGGTTACGATCCTGTCCGCCAAACTCATATCAGGCTCGCTTTGATACGATCTTGATATAGTCTACAGAAAAGGCATCGGTGTTATTGTCCGACGTTTTCTGAATCTGAAAATATGGCTGGAACCCTGCGGTGTAGTTTGCCATCGTGAACGCCGTAGACGCTGCCACACGCACACCGTCGATATAAAATTTGACGTCTGACTTGCCGCCCGTGAAATCAATCACAAACTTGCGATAAACGCCGCTCACGAAACTGACTCCGGTCGCGACGTCGTCTCTGTCGGTGACCGCGTCATCTGTTTCGACGACGATTGCGTTACTGCCGATAATGCGAAACAACGCATGCGATGCAATGCTATCAATTGCATCGGCACGAGCACTCGCCAACCCAAACGCGATCGACGTTGTCGAGTCGCATGTGCCACCCGTCTGAGCAGTAAACTTGACGCGAAACTCGGCTCGCTGAATCAGATCAATGTCGTAGTTCAAAATGTCACTCGTGAACACGCAACAATTCTGAATTTCCGTCGCAGATGAGTTTGCGAGCGTCAACTCGCCATTGATCCCGCCGACCGTTGCGGTTGGCGTCGTTCCCGTTACGACCAAGTCCCATTGATCGCTCCCCACGGGTGACGCAAGCACTGTTTGCGGCCCAAGGAAGTCGTCATACCATTCTACAAAGTCTTGAATACCAGCCATGATCTTCACCTTTCAAAACAACGGTCATCGCATTCCGCTACGTTGTGGAGTGCTTTTAAACATCCGGCAGATCACAGGACCTGCCGGACGGTTTCAGATTGCCTGAGCATTACGCCCCGGCGTGCTTGTACAGGCCACGGAAGTCGATGGCAGCAACGCCAAACGTCTGACGCACCTTGTACTTGTAAACGTCCTTGTCAAAGTCCCACTCGTTTTCAAGGACCGGAGACTGCTCGCCTTCAAGGAACGTTACTTCGACAGTGTCGACCTGACTGTTGCTGGCAGCCAAGTACCACGCCGTCGAGCTGTTTGCATCCAACAGCGGCTCGACGATGACCTTCAATGGACGATCGCCGTTCGGCCCATAAATGTTCTTTGTGTTGCTGTTGCCAGCCGCACTGCCACCTACGGACGGATCTGCAATCGATCCAAGCAGCTGAAGTGCAGTCGCTGAGATTGCCGCAGGAACGATCAAAAACGACGGCTGAATGTTGAGAATCACATCCGACCGCAATCCCTTTTTAGTCATCATGGAAATGAACGCGGTGTTAAGCGTTCCGACTGCCGGAGCCCCTGCACCCGTCGCTAAATTCGCGTGACCGCCTGCAGTTGTCTGAGCAGTTGCGTTAAACAATGCTCCGGTGTCAGCCATCGTCGGGTTACTCGTCAGGACGCCATAGACGGCCTGATTCTGCAGACGTCGACACGCTGCACCCTGCATTGCAGGAATGCGGCTGATGGCGTCAAGATCATCGTTCACGACGGTTTCCCATGTTACCGTGAACATGTTGCCGTATTTGTTGATCTTGTACGTTTCCTTTGCATCGCTCATTGGTGCATCTGGATATGAGTTGCCTTCTGGCACCATTTCCGGCGTACCCATTTCGCTGAAGCGAATGCGGTTAATGTTCTTGAAGTCCGCAGTCGTTCCGGCGTCACGCGCCCACATGTTCCAAGTGAACGGTGCTTCCTCATATCCTGCCAGAAGCGTCTTGTTTGCCGCGTCCAGCAAAAGATTCGAAAAGCTTCCGGTCGTGTGATACGCATCACGCTGAATTCGGAACCTGTTCATTGATCCCGGATGGCCCATTGCGACCAGTGCGATATCCTTTGCGGCCATGCGTCGAACGTCGCAGCCCATCTTTTCCGCGTACATTTCTGCAACGCGGCCCAGCTTCATGCTGACGAAGTCCTGATGTCCGGCCGCTGGGTTTGCCAGCGTCTGGTTTCGCATTCCGCTGGCTCGCAGAGTTCGCATGATCAGGCCATCACGGGCCGCTGCAAACAGCTTGTCATCGGCTGATTCTGTTACGCTGACACGTTCGGTCGACTGACCGGCAGGTTTATTGGCCATTCGCTCCAGTATCCTTGTTCTGGCTGTGTTGAGGTCAACGCCGTCGTCACAGAGACTGTCGGCTACTGATCGCTCGATTTTGTGAACAGTGCAAAGAGCCTGAATCTCCTTGCGTCGTTTTGCATCAGTCCGCAACGCGCGGCTGATTGCTTCCTCAACCTTCTTCTTGTCTTCTTCTGGGTCAGTCGCACCGTCCATGTTTTCGACCTTCTTTTCTTCCTCCGGCTTCATGTCGCCGTCCATGTTTTCAACTGGCTCAGCCATCTCGGCCGGTGCAGATGTGCCGAGCTTTCCGACAACCCATGCCAAGATCTGGTTTGGGTCTGTCATGCCTTCAGGGAGCCCCATTGCTGCCAGTTGCGTCAATAGTGCCTCGTCCATTCGCGTTACCTTTCTTTCGAGGTCTGTATATGACCTACGGACAGTAGAGTGCTCGTCTGCACCAGTGGCACAAATCGAAGCGTTATGTGGCTGCCATCGCACATGGATGACCGCCGGTCCTTCAATCACCGCTCCGCGTTTTGTCGTGTAGCTTTGGCCATGCGGCACAAAGAGCGATTCCATCGGAACGGCAGTGATTGAAAAGTCTGTGATGTGTCCCTCATCCATTCGCGTGCGGATCACCTGTGATTCTGCATCACTGGCGAACGAAGGAACTCCGTGCAGCTCTCCGTCAATGACTTGCATTTGTCGGATTGAACCGAAAATGTTCCGAACGCTTCTGTCGTCGTGTGAATCGACGATCGGAATCTGTGATTGATTGGCTCGGAGAACAACGCCATCCATCAACAGGACTTCATTGATGACATAGCCGCGATCTTCGTCGTATCGTCGAACTGGTGTTTCCGTGGCAATTACGACATCAGAAACGCCAGTTGACATGCCGACAGATCGCATGACAACGCACGGAGCTTTCAATGGTGGCAGCTTGCCTTTTTTACTTGGCATTTTCTGTCTCCGGAACCTGATCCAAATCTGTGTCGACAGTTCCGTCTGACGCATCCGCCAACAGCATTTGTGCCGTCGCTTCAGTCAGTCCCAGCGACTGCAGGAATACCTTTGACTTTGTTTCGCTGGCAGTGCCTGCGATGTACTCCGCAAGAATGTCTTCAATCGCCTTGCGATTGCGGCCCCATTGCAGCCGAGACATGTCAGACATCTCCCCGGCTGGCAGTGCTGGTTGTCCCGGTTGCGGAACGGCAGACGCTGCCGCCATTTGCTGGCCTTCAGCCTGCGTTGCTTCAACCTTTGCCATGTCGGCAGTGACAAGACCAAGTTGACGTTTCAGCTTTTCTTCTTTGGCTCGCTGATAAAACACGTTCTTCCAGTGCTTCCCACGCTGCCCAAGTTCGTCTTGGTAGGTGCTTTGGAACGAGTTCAACGCAGAGTCAGACGCTGATTGTTCGCTCTGTGGGTCTACCCATTCCCATGCGGGAGTTTGCCACTCGACCGCAGTCGCGGCACGACGGTCGGCAAGTATTTCGGACATCGACGGAAAGCCGTCAACGCCTGCCGTTGCCGCTTGATCACAGAATCGATCCCAAATCGGCTGGCACATGTGCTGTACGTCATAGCGTTGCCACCTACGAAAGCGACGACGATCTTCCAGCATACTTGTACGGCTACTGCTGTAGCTCGTGCCGCTGTAGTTCCGGCTGACGACTTCGTACGACAGGCCCGTACCGACCGAAATACCCCGCAGCATTAGATTGATCCACGGTTCTGACGCTGAGTTTGGACGTCCCGGATTGATCGACTCAACTGATTCCCCTGGCTGCAACCGTACGACCATCGCCGGCTCAAGATACTCGAACTGGTTGCCGTTGATGTCGCTCGACTCATCGTCGGTCGATGGCATTAAACCAGTTCCGCCGCGTCCGTTCGTTGTGATCGCTACGCCGAAACATGATGCAACCGCAGACGCCTGAATTTCATTGTCGACGTATACTCCAAGATCACGCAGCCATGAAAGCACTGGAGCAAACCACGACACGCCGCGAGTTTGCCCAATCCGGTCGACTCGGTACAAATGCAGGATCTCTTTCGCGTCGATCCGTACCGGAAGAACACGGGTGGCGTATGGTCCGTTTGGATGCTCCGGATAGATCCAGTATGCTAGCGGCTTTCCAAGGTCATCAAGTTCAACGCCTCGGATCACCTTGTTTCCGTCTCGACTGTGAATCTTGTAAGTGTCTTTGTCAGTCGCCAGTCGGTCAGCTTCGATCAGTTCCAGAGCCAACGGCACAGGGCGATAAATGCCGCGATACTTGTTTGACGGAGTGTTTACAAGGTGAATCAGCACCTCGCCCGCTTCGACCATTTCACGCTGTGCGAGTTGTTGAATTTCTGCAAAGTTCAGACGCCCGTTGACGTCACAAACTTCGCACCACTCCTGCCAAACCTTGTCGCGGACTTCGTTGACATCTTCAACGTCTGTGCCTTCTGGTGTTTCAACCTGAGACTGTGCGGTTATGCCCGTTCCGATGACGGAACTGACAATTGTGTCGACTACGCCCCAAGCATAGGCGTTATCGCGAACCAACGCGCGGGACCATGCTCGAAGCGAATCCGCACCAAACGGCCCGAGCAGTTCACTGTCTGCGGACTGGTTCTTCGGTTTCTTGTTGTTCGTCAACCGGCTGGCTTCTGCCCCGGCGTACATTCGCTCAAGCGTTTTGCGTTGCTGCGTTCGTCGCACTGCAGCCGCAGGACTAAACACGCCGATAACTTTGTCAAGGGCTGTGCCGATCATTGGCGAGCCCTCTGGAACTTGGC